CCCTGACCAGTCCTTGCTGATCTCCGGCGACTGGAAGCAGCTGGTCTACGCTATCCGTAAGGACGTCACTACCAAGTTGCTCACCGAGGCTGTAATCCAGGACCCCGCAACCGGCGATATCGTGTATAACCTTGCTCAGCAGGACATGGTGGCCTTGCGTGTGACCATGCGCCTTGGTTGGCAGGTGCCTAATCCCATCAACCGCCTGCAGCAGGTGGAAGCACAGCGGTATCCCTTCGCTGTCCTTACTCCTCCGTCGACTCCGTAGGATAGGGGCCCTCGGGCCCCTTAATAATTAATCTGGAGGTAACTCTATGAAGGTGAAGATGAAGACCACTACCAACTGGAAAGGCAAGCTGCGTAGACCTGGCGATGTGCTGACCGTTGATGATACCGTTGCAAAGCGCTGGGAGCGGTATGGCCTGGCCGAAGTGATTGGGGAGAAGAGGGGCAAAAAAGAGGTTCCCGATGATGCTCCTGTTGCCGGCAATGACCTGGAAAGCATGCCTATTGAGGACCTGAGAAAGATGGCCGAAGATCTGGGTATTGCACCGGGCAATATGAAAAAGGCGGATTTGATTGCTGCAATCCGCAAGGGGTGATATAGGTGTATATCACCCCGGAAGAGTATGAAGAAATAACCGGCCGCGACAAGGAAGAGGCCATCCCTGGCCGCATCAAAATCGCGACTCAACTACTTGACGCCCGCATCGGTCCCAGGGAGCGCGACATCTTCACAGGCCTTAAGCTGGACCTGGCTACTCTCCCCGTCCATCAAAAGGAAGCAGTCAAGACCTGGTGCGCTCACATGATTGCCTATCTCGTAGACAACGGGGACAAGGCTCCCACCACTGAGTCACTGACTCTGGGCCGCTTTAGTGTGACCCAACACGGCCAGAAAGAAACCCTGGTTCCGGAGGAACTGGGGTTTGCTGACTCAATTTTGGTGTCCTCCGGCCTGATTAACCGCAAGGTGAAGATGACATGAGCAAGGCAGCATTTAACCGGTTGATGACCCACAGGGTGACGATCGTAAAGCTGAAACGGGACTATACCGGCAAAATGGCCTCCGCCTCCGAATACTACAACGTGCCGGCATTTGTACAGTATGGCCGGAAACTGGTTGTTAATCGGGAGGGGGAAGAAGTCAGCGCATCTGCGATCGTCTTCCTGCGGGCGGATACTCCTCTGGATCCACAACATGAGCACTGGGAGATCACCCAGACGGCGCCCTACTCCCGGGGGAAGATGCAAGTTATATCCATAGACCCCATCGATGATCCCCGGACCGGTGTCACCCACCACTATGAGGTATCCGTACGATGAGCGGCTGGACCAAGTGGAACGGACCAGAAGCAGAACTGCGAGTGCGGCAGGCTTCCCGGGAGGCTGTCAGGAATGTGGCCCATGCCATCCTGGAGCAAGCCAAGACAGAAGTCCCTCATGATGAGGGCACCCTGGAGAGGTCCGGCTTGGTCAAGATAGACCCTGAGGCCCCTGCGGCAGTGGTGAGTTTTGGCGGAGGACCAGGGACGGGCCATCCCCGGCTGCCGTATGCAGTGAGATGGCACGAGAACAGCGCAAACTTCCAGAAGGGCAGGAAAGCATTCTACCTCCGGGACCCTCTGAACAGGTTAGGCCCCACGCTAATGCGGGAGGAGATGAAGAGGGAAGTGAGGAATCGGCTGAAATGATTGGCGAAGCTTTCATGAGTTATTTGGCTGCCGAAGGTTTCGGCACAGTTGGCACTGACCTGTTTCTCGGCTTCCAGCCGGATAGTCCGGACGATTGCATTACGATCTATGACACTGCCCCACCTGTGCTGACTGAGAGCCAAGGTTTGCAAGTGGACAATATGACCTGCCAGGTCCTGGTCCGCAACGTGGACTACCTGCAGGCCAGGGACACAATCGCTGATATTCACCATAAGATTGTAGGCTACGATGGTGTTATGGGTAATTTTGATGTTACAGCAGTATTCATCGAGCAAGCACCGGCCTCAATTGGGCTGGATGAAAAAAACCGGGCCGAATGGAGCGCCCACTATCGGTTCCGGGTAGCATCTGAGGGCGACAAATTTAGGATTTAAGGAGGACGGCAAATGACTGCTGAAGGATTGAAATTTGCTGGCACCACTGTTGAAATTGATACCACCCCGGTGGCCAAGGTTACCGCGTTCAACCGCGCCTTGACCATAGGCGAGGCCGAAGTGACCGGGAGCGAGGACCTCGTCGAGGGCGGGGACATCGTTGCCCAGAAGTTTGTCTCTACCCAGGTTGGAGAGACCGCCACAGTGGAAGGGATAGCGTTGCCCGGGGACGCAGGACAGTCTGAGCTGTATGAGGCAGCTTCCACAGGTGCGACCGTTGCTCTAAAGCACACTCGCCCTGATGGCAGCGGCGTGACTCTAACTGGCTTTTTCACTGCCTACAACGAAAACGGTGGGCTGAGTGGCGGAGTATACACCTGGAGCGGGACCTTCCGAGTCAATGGAAAAACTCCGATAGTCCCAGCGGGTTAGAGGTAATCTATGGACCGCGAACCAAGCTAGCAGCTCTCAACAAGGCCGCACAGGCTGAATCGCAGGCGCAGGCTGAGAACCTCGTCATTGACTTCGATGCTGCACTGAAGGAATGGGAGAACAAGGATAAGAAGCCTTACCTGGTCAAGTTTCTGGGGAAGACTTATCCGGTCCCCCGGGAAAAGCCCTTTGCTTATGTGCTTTTCGTCAACCGCTACTGCATCAGGAAACGCGACGGGGTCATGGTTTTTGAGATCCCGGACGATAAGATTGAGGAGTTTTTCCGGCTGATGTTCGGGCAGCAGTTCCTGGACGCGCTGAAGGCCAGCGATGTGGACTATGAATTTGTGCTGCAGGAGATAGTCCCTGCGATCGTTGAGATGTGGGGGACGCCGCTAAAAAAGGGAAAAAACGTGGAGGGGACCCTAGGCTAATCATCTGGGCCTGGGGTCCCCTTGAAGCAGACTTTTTACGATACTACCACATGGATCTAACCGCAGAAGCGATGAGCAACCTCTCATGGAGACGTTTTTTAGTATTGCTCAGCAATCTGCCGCCTGACAGCGCTTTTGCCCGATGGATGCAGGATAGGAGTAACCGCGCCATGGCAGAGTGGGACGAGGAAGCGCTTAACCGGCAATTTGGGGGGTGACGTAGGTGGCATATATCGTTGGCGAACTTGTAGCACCAATAAATGTCGACACTAAGCCTTTTGAGCAAGGGCTAGACGATACCAAGAAAAAAGGCGAGAGCTGGGCCAAAGATGTAGGAAAGTCCTTTTCTAAGGCCGGCGATGGCCTCGACAAGGTAGGTAAGGGCCTCACTACCCATGTCACCCTCCCCATTGTTGGCGCCGGCACTGCCGTGATTATGACTGCGGCCAACTTCGAGGCCAGCATGAACCGTGTGCGGGGATTGACGGGTGCCACCGGATCCGACCTGGAGAAACTCACCGCCCAGGCCAGGGAGTTGGGCGCCACCACCCAGTATTCCGCAAGTGACGCTGCAGACGCCATGGGCTTCCTGGCCATGGCCGGCTTTAAGGTAAATGATATCTTGGGCGCCATGCCTTCCGTTCTGGAACTGGCCGCATCTGCCCAGATGGACATAGCCACCGCAGCTGATATCACCAGTAACATTCTGACTGGCTACGGCAAGAGTGTAGAAGAGTTGGGCCATGTAAATGACGTCTTGGTCAAGGCAATGACCAGCGCAAACGTTGACCTCAGGATGTTGGGGGAGTCAATGAAGTATGTAGGCCCTGTTGCCAGCGGCGTAGGAGTGCAGTTTGAAGAGGTCGCAGCGGCAGTAGGTCTCTTGGGTAACGCGGGTATCCAGGGATCTATGGCAGGAACCGTGCTCAGAGGTGCCATATCCCGCCTTGCCAACCCCACAAAGCAAGCAAAAGACCTCATGGCCGAACTCGGCATAAAGGTAACAGATAGCTCAGGCAATCTGAAATCCCTTACCGAGATTGTCCGCGAGCTGGAGGATAGCGGCGCCACTGCCGCCGACATGATGGCCTTGTTCGGCGACCGGGCTGGCCCTGGCATGTCTGCACTAGTGGAACAGGGCTCGGAGGCATTGGCAAATCTAACTGAAGCCCTGGAAAAGAGTGAAGGCGCTGCCAAGGCAGTTGCTGAGGTAAATATGGAAGGGGCCAAAGGTGCTTTCTTGGAACTGAAGTCTGCCGGTGAGGCTTTAGCAATCTCTGTGGCTGAATCCGGGCTGCTAGAGCATGTGACTGATATTGCTAAGGGTTTTGCTGAGTGGCTCAGGAATCTAAGCGAAACCAATCCTGAGCTGCTTAAGACGATGACAAACATTGCTCTGGTAGCCGCCGCAGCTGGACCCTTGCTATCGGTTACTGGCAAGCTGAGCAAGGGCATCGGAGGCGTGTATACCACTGGTAGCAAGCTGAATTCTTGGCTGAAAGGACTGAAGGATGCTACCCCTGGCGCAACATCTACCTTAGGTGCACTTGGCGCTAAGATTGCCACATTAGGTGCAACTGCCGGCCCGGTAATCCTTGCTACCGCTGCCATTGGTGGCCTGACCTATGCAATAGCCAGGAGCGTTTCGGACTACCGGGAGCTTACCAAAGAGGCCAGGGAGCTTGATAGGGCAATTGCCGATGCTGCAGGCAGCTTTGAAGCGGCTCAGGAGAAATTCGCAGACACTGAAGCAGCCACAATAGCCGCCGCCCAGATTGCCGAGGGCTATATCAAGCGCCTCGAAGAGCTGGAAGAGGCGGGACTGGATACAGTCGAATCCCAGCGTGAATACGAAGCCATCATAAAAAGGCTCAAAGAGCTTATCCCTGAACTTAATATTGAGATAGACGAACAGACAGGATTATTGATAGATGGAGCAAGTGCACTAAGAGAGCAAGTGTCAGGATGGAAAGAGCTTGCAATCCAGCAGGCAATGCAGGAGCAAGTCACCGAGCTGGTCAAAGCGCACACCGACGCTCTTGTTGACTTGACCAAAGCAAAGAACGAGCTGACGCTTAAAGAAGAGCGATATGCCGAAGTCATGCACCGTCTGGACAATGAGCTTATCCCTGAAATCCTTGAGGCTACAGGCAAAACCAAGGAAGAGTTCGACGACCTATCGCAAAGCCTGGGCGGGACATGGCGAGCGTTGGAGCGATTGTGGGTATTGGCTCCAGACCTTGTAGATGAGTGGCAGGACTTGCAGGACGAAGCGACCGACCTCAGATACGGCATGGACAAGTTGAGCAGGTCCATCGCTGAGGGCGAGCTGACCGTAGCCGAACTGGCAAAAGAGCTCAATACAACCGAAAAAGCTGTCCAGGACTTTTTGGACAGCCTGAGCAAGACAGATCCTGTCGAGGACGTAGAAGAGGCTATTGACGATCTTGGCGATACCATTGAGGCCTCGGGCAAAAAGGCCCGCAACGCTTCTCTTAAGGTCGGCGAGGCTATTGGCCAGGGACTGGCTGATGGGATGCGCAACAAGCTCAAGACAGTCGAAAAAGCTGGACTGAACCTGGTCAATGCCGCTGGCATTGCGATTGAGTACTGGGCCCAGATTGCGTCCCCATCTAAAAAGGCGATGGGCTGGGGGCGTAGTATCGCCGAAGGCCTTGCCATCGGGATGAACGACGACTTGGTGCTGGACCGGGCTGTCAAAGATATGGTTGAGTCACTTACTCCTGAAGTATCTTTCACTGGCAGCACAACTCAGTTGGTGAGGTTTGTCCACGACGTCAACTTCTCCGGGCTACCTGCCGGGATAAATCAGACCGAGCTTAAGCAGTTTGTGCTGACAGTCCTAAACTCTCCCCAGGGAGTGCGATCAATCGACCGGGCTGGATTCCGAGCACAAGCTAATCTTGACCGGGCAAGGGGGCTGCACAATGTATATAACATATAACGGCATAACTAGTACCAGTCTGGGGATTACCAGTGTCATGCGAGTTGTGCGACCAGTGCATCCTGGCGGCAGACCTAAGATGCTGTATGTGGCTGGCAGAGATGGAATTCTAGACTTTGGCCAGGATCGAGATATGGCGTATATCACTACCAGGCTTTTTTTGCCCGCGACGAACAAGAGGACTCAACTAAGACAGATAGCCGCTTGGCTTAACCAGAGTGAGGTAAAGCAGCTGATTTTCAGCGATGAGCCTGATAAATTTTATTTGGCTCGGCCATCAGCTATGGTAAACCCCGAGGAGGTTGGGAACCGGGTATGGCTGGATATAGTCTGGGTCTGTCCCGATCCTTATGCATATAGCCTTACCACCAAAACCGCAAGCCCCAACGCTGGCACCGCTCCCACCCCTGTAAAAATCACTGCCACCATGACCGACGCCACCGACCACCTGCAAATCGACCTCGGCGACCAGCACATCCGGCTGGAGAC